ACTGCTGTTGGTCTTACAACAGCTGAAGCTTTCAGTCAATACTCAGGAACATTACAACAACTAAATGCTGTTACTTTTGGTCAATCTGAATTTATAGCTGTTGGTAATGGTGGTGTAATTCTTGCATCAAATGATGGAACTGGTTGGTCTCAAAAAATAAGTAATACTGTATTTGATTTGAATGATGTTCTTTATGATGGTAGTAGATTCATTGTTGTTGGTGATAATGGAACTATCGGTATTTCAACTGATAAAAACTTCTGGCAACCTTGGAGTCAACAATTACCTGCTGGCACTCAACACCCTGCTTCATTTGACTTTGCTAAAATTAAATACTTTGATAATCTATACGTTGGTATTTCTACAGTCGGTGATCTTTATTACTCATTCGACCTTGCAAACTGGAATAAGAGAGACATAGATCATTCAAAAGAGATTCGTGACTTAGTGGATACTCCATATGGTGATTTCTCAAGTAGGAGAGTTATTACAGTTGGATCAGGAACAACTACCTTCTATGCAGATCCTGTGATCAACAGAGCGGCCGCTACTTCCTCCGTAACTGCTGGTGTCATTACATCTATAACAATTACAGATGGTGGATTTGGTTACAAGGTTGGAAGTAATCCTCCAGTCATTGTAGAAACAGATAGAACTAAGAGAGAGGACATATTCTCAGTTGATGCAATCGGCGACTTTGGTGACATTGTAGGAGTAAATACATACTTACCAGGCAATAGTACAACATTACCTAGACTTGAGTTTACACTCAAATCTCAATTTAACGATAATACCAACTTAGGTTATGGATATTCCTCACTAAATTCACTTGGAGTTGAATTTACTGGATTATCTAAAGGAGATTACTTTACAATCTACGACAGTTCATTGGTTGTTGGTCATGCCTTAACTGGAATCACTACTTCAAGTGGTTCTAATGAGGTTGTTGGTATGGTGACTGCTGGTGATTATCTTGGTGGTGTGTTCAGAGTTGAACAGATAACAGCTGGTGATGCAGTATCTGGATTGGCAACTGTAACATGTGCTTTCTTACCAGGCCCTGTATCATTTGGAAATAATAAGATCCAAGTTGGTGTTGGTACGACTGCAACTACCGATACGTTCTGGGGTAAATATAGTTGGGGTAAATTCCTTGGATATCAGAATCGTGGTGCTGGTAATCCAACAAGTTTCCTCGTGAATCCCATGAATGGTAATGTAGGATTATCTACTGCTGCCGTAGTAGCCAGAACTAAACCACTAACTTAACCCCCTAAATAAAACAAAAAGACTAGTTTTTTTAAAATGCCTGCCATAATATCCGAACAGTTTAGAATTTTAAATGCCGAAACTTTTGTACAGAGTTTTGTCGGAGTCGGATCTACTGTTAACAAATACTACGCCTTCATGGGACTACCAAATTCCATAGAGCCAAAGGCAGGCGGTACTGCCACATGGCCAACCGACACCCCTTCACCTCTTGATGGATTTGAAGAAGAATACTCCATAAAGGAGTCTATCATTGCGATGAAGAAGGTTACTGACAAAGATGTTCGCAGACTTGTTAGGAAAGTAAAGTGGGTTGCTGGTACAACCTATGAGATGTACAGACATGACTACAATATTTACAATCTCACACCAATAACTTCACAAGGTAGTTTGTATGATTCAAATTACTACATAGTGAATGAGGACTTGAAAGTTTACATTTGTCTCCAAAATGGATCAGACCCTGAGAACCCCAAGGGTAGGCCTTCATATGACCAACCCACATTTGTTGACCTTGAGCCAAGAGCAGCTGGCACTAGTGGCGATGGTTATGTTTGGAAATATCTTTATACGATTAAACCATCCGAGATCGTTAAATTTGACTCTATTGAATACATACCAGTGCCCGAAAACTGGGGCAACCAAGGCGAGACTGTTGCAACAAAGGCTAATGCTATAGATGGAAAAATCGAAGTTGTTGTTGTTAATGATAGAGGCTCTAACTATCAACCGATCTCTACATCTTTTGCCAATGTTCCAATTCTCGGAGATGGATCAGGAGGAAAGGCTACAATTACGATTGATTCTTTCGGAAAGGTATCTGAAGTATTTGTTACTGACGGAGGAAAAGGATATACCCACGGATCCATACAGTTCTTCCCAGGCGCTCCTGGCAGTGAGTCTGGCGGTGTTCTTGCTAACCTTACCAATACTGGAATAGGAACAACATCCAATGCAGGGTTCAGCGTAATTATCCCACCTAAAGGTGGACATGGATATGACATCTATAGAGAATTAGGTGCATATAGAGCTTTACTATATTCTAGATTTGAAACACTAGAAACTAACCCTGATATTATTGAAGGTAATGACTTCGCTAGGGTTGGACTTATAAAAAATCCCACTGTGTTTGGTAGTAGTACAGAATTACTAGACACTGCGATGGTCAGTGGTCTAAAGGCACTCAAACTTTCTGGTGTAACAACAGCAACAACCTATGCTGTTGACTCTGAGATTACACAGACAGTTGGTTTAGGATCAACTGCTATAGGTTATGTAGCGTCATGGGATAATGTTACTGGAGTTTTGAAGTATTATCAACCAATGGGTCTTGCATCTAGTGAAACTGGATATAAGATAATTCCATTTACTGCTTCTCCTGATGCTGGGTATGGAGTTACTATCAGTGGATCATCTGTGGTGGGGTCACTTCTCTCTGTTGATACCAATTTTAACGGTGTCAGTACCTCAATAAATAATAAAGTCTATCAACTTGGTATGACTTTCAGTGCTGGTATATCATCCGCTGAGTTCAATACTAAATCTGGTGAAATAATCTATATTGATAACAGAACTGCAATTCCTCGTTCTGCAAGTCAGAAAGAAGACATCAAAATAGTGCTGGAGTTTTAAAGAAAAATGCCACAAAATACCAACTTAAATTCGTCTCCATACTTTGATGATTTTAATGAGTTAAAAAATTATCAGAGGGTACTATTCAAACCAGGCTTACCTGTTCAGTCTAGAGAACTTACAACACTTCAATCTATCTTACAGAGTCAGATTGAAAAATTTGGTAAGCACTTTTTTAAAGAAGGTTCTGTTGTAATTCCAGGCCAAATCGCTTATGATTCTGAGTATACTTGTGTACAGATTGACGATGCACACTTAGGTATTCCTGTTTCTCTTTACTTAGAAAACTTAAAGGGTAAGAAAATTAGAGGAGAAACTAGTGGTGTTACAGCTAAGGTAGAAACATATATTACCAACAGAGAATCAGTCAGAGGAGCATATACTTTATACATCAAATATCAAAGTTCTAGTGACACTGATTTCTCAAGAAAAACATTTGCAGACGGAGAGAACTTACTCTTAGAAGAGGATCTAAACTACTCTCTTTCTAGTATCAGATCTGGTGCTAGTTTTGCGACAACACTCATATCAAATTCGACTGCAACAGGTGCTGCAGCTAAGATAGCCACTGGTGTTTATTTTATCAGAGGTTTCTTTGTAACTGTTTCTGACTCTACAGTTATACTAGATCAGTACAGTGATACTCCATCATATAGGGTAGGTCTTTTAGTAAAAGAAGAATTAGTAACTGCTTCTTCTACAGATAATGATCTATATGATAATGCAAGAGGATTTTCAAACTTTGCAGCGCCTGGTGCTGATAGATTCAAACTATCTACAACTCTAATTAAGAAGTCTCTTACCGATCTAAATGATGAGAACTTTGTAGAGTTGATGAGAATTGAAAATGGTATTCTACAAAAATTCGTAAAAGCTGGTGTAAACGAGTATAATTTAATTCGAGATGAATTAGCAAGAAGAACTTTTGATGAATCTGGACATTATTATATAAAACCTTTTCCCATTGATCCTAAAGAGTGTTTGAATGATAGAATAGGAAACAATGGTGCATATTATTCTAACCAACTAACACAGCAAGGAAATACACCATCAGATGATCTGATGTGTCTATCCATAGGGCCTGGAAAGGCATATGTTAAGGGATATGAGATAGAAACTCTTAATACCACAACTGTTGACGTTCCTAAACCTCGTACAACACAAAAAATAGTTAACGAATCATTGCCATTTAGTGTAGGTAGACAGATAGAACTTAATAACGTCTATGGTTCACCTCTAATTGGTATTACCACAAGTTCTTATGTAAAACTATTCAACGAAAGAACTTCTACTGTAGGCACATCAAACGGTGAACAAGTTGGTGTTGCCAGAGTATATGATATGAAATTGAAGAATGTTGGTTATGCAGATTCTTCTACAATATTTGAATCATCTTTGTATGATATTCAGACATTCACATATCTACAACTAAACACAAAGGCGACTGTAAATCTTCCAGCATATATCGTTGGACAAAACAGTAATGCTTCTGGATATGCTTACACATCTTCAAATGGATCTACACAACTTACTTTGTATCAGGTTTCTGGTCAATTCCAAGTAGGTGAGGAATTCTTTATCAATGGTGTTACTGCAAATAGAAGTATCACAGAAGTAGAAGATTATGGAATAGAAGATGTCAAACAGATAGTCAGTAACGATATGACTAACTATCCGTTTACTGCTGATCCAATTTTAAGTCTAGGACATTTGATAGCTCCTATTGCAACTCAGTTTACCGTGAGTGCAAAGGTTGGCGGAGCATCTACAATATCATCTCCTAGTGCTAGTTTTGTCAACTCTGGTATCAAGACAGGTGACATCATTCAGTACAGTGTTGGTGGAAACAGTGTTCCTACTTATAACAGAGTTACAGATGTAAATGCCATTGCAATTAGTCTAGAAGCAACCACAGACGTTGAGAATGTATGTTCTGGTGCATTACCAACTAGTGAAGTAAATGCAAACGATTTATTTAAAGTTACCTTAGAAGTACAAAACAACTCTAAGGCATTTTTGTTTAGTGAATTAACTAAACCAAATGTTGCAAGTGTAGATACAAATGGCGCAGACATTCTATTCAAGAAGTCATATACTGTTACAGTTGCAAGTAATGCTTTCAGTGGAACCTTAGAAACTGATGCTGACTTAACTCTTGAGCCGTTTGATGAAGAAGATTATAACCTTACATTTAAGACAACTGGTAAGACAGAAAATCTAACTAATCAGAAACTTACTGTCAGTGGCAGAACAGTAACTCTATCTGGATTAGATACGGCATCAGGTGCAGCTGTATTGACTGTAACTTGGAAGAAAGTAAACGTAAAACCAAAAGCAAAAGTATTCAAGAGAGCAACGACATACACTATAAACAAATCCAGTAAGACACAATCTGGAACTGGATTGATGAAATTAAATGATGGATTGACCTATGACACTGCGTATGGTAATAGAGTGCAAGATCAAAGACTATCTCTAGGTGTTTGTGATGTTGCCGAGGTGCTTGCTGTATTAGAATCTTCATCCACTAGTGATGCACAGTTCCCAATCTTACAACTTACAAATCTAAACTCTAATATTCTCAATGCTATAGTCGGTGAAACTATAGTTGGTAAAAGTTCTGGCGCTTCTGGTGTTTTCGTTGCTACTAATGGATCTGATGAAGTAAGTTTTGTATCTCAGAATGAAAATGCTTTTGAGATAGGTGAAGAGATTATATTTGAAGAAACTAATGTTTCTGGTGTTGTACAATCATTTACTCCAGGCGATAGAGATATAAGAAATAACTTTGAGTTTGATCCAGGCCAAAGATTAGATTATGTTGACTATTCTGCACTTATCAGGAAAGAAGATACTGAAGCACCTACAAGAAGACTTACAGTTGTTTACAACAACTTTGTTATTGATGAGGCAGATCCAGGCGACTTCGTAACAGTCAATTCATATGAAAGAAAATTATATGGTACTGTATTACCAATCATTAATGGTAGAAACAGTGCAGATATTATTGACTTAAGACCTAGAGTTACATCTACTATTGATGGTAAAGCTCCTTGGGAATTTGAAGCAAGAGTATTTGTACCTGGCACATCTTCGTCATCTCATGTGGTTGCTAAAGATAAATCATTCAATCTATCATATGAATACTATCTTGGAAGAATTGACAAACTATTCTTGAGTAAAGAAGGTATCTTTACTCTATCTAAAGGTGTCCCATCTGAACTACCAAAACTTCCAAACACTATTGATAATGCTTTAGAAGTAGCTACAATAAACCTTCCTCCATATGTTTACAATACATCTGATGTTAAGCTAACAATCGCTAGACATAAACGATTCCGAATGAAGGATATTGTTACTCTAGAGAATAGAATTAAAAATATAGAATACTACACATCTTTATCCTTACTTGAAGTGGAGACATCAAATATGTCTCTTCGTGATCCACAGACTAATCTAGAAAGATTTAAGTCTGGATTCTTTGTAGATAACTTCAAATCTGTAGCTGGTGGTGATGTAACTAATCGTCAGTATAAGGCATCTATTGATTCTGTATCAGGTAGATTAAGACCACAACATTACACAACATCTATTGATTTATTACTTGGATCAGAGGCGATTGTTGGTGCTGCTACATCATCTAACCCATCCGCTGATTATAGATTTGTTGAAGATCTTGGCGATGCAAACGTCAAGAGAGTTGGTGATGTTATATGTTTGGATTATAGTGATACAATCTACTTAGAAAACAACTTTGCAACTCGTATTGAGAATGTAAACCCATTTGCTGTTGTAAACTGGATTGGTCAGGTTGAATTGAATCCAGGCACTGACACATGGATTGAAACTAGAAGAACTACTGCAACATATGATATTGAAGGTAGTTTTAATTCTACTATGGGAATCACTGGTGCTGACAGTAATACTGGTTTATCACCTATAGATTGGGGATCATGGGAAACAACTTGGACAGGATCAAGTGTAGATACAGGCCCAACTCTGTTTAGTAGAACAGATACAGAAGTTACTGGCAGATCTTCTCAAAGAGGAAAATTCCAACGTGGATCTCATATTCCTCTTGGTCGTGGTGTACCTATTACTACAACAACTAACTTCCTTGATACAACATACGATTTCAAAGAGCAAACAACTACAACTACTACAAACCAAACACGACAAGGTATTCAGTTCCGTGTTGGTGAGAGATTTGATACAACAAGTCTTGGTGATAAAGTTGTAAACACAGAAGTTATCGCTACAATGCGATCAAGAAATATTGAGTTTGTTACTAGGAGACTTAAGCCTAATACAAGACTATATCCATTCTTCGACAATATCGATATGTCGAAATATGTTGTACCAAAACTTATCGAGATTACAATGGTATCTGGTACATTTGGTGCTGGTGAAATTGTAGAAGGAAGTCGTGCAAACACAACAAATGATGCAATTAGATTCAGACTTGCAAATCAGAATCATAAGTATGGTCCTTACAATAATCCAGATCAGGTTTATAAACAGAACCCATACGACCCTGCATCCAGCATATCATCAACATACTCATCAACAACTTCTATATTGAACGTTGATACTGCATCTTTAGAACTTCAGTCTGCATCTGGTTTCTATGGATATATCACTACTGGTATGAAGTTAGTTGGACAGTCTAGTGGCGCAATCGCAAGAGTCAGTGCAATCAGATTGATTACTGATAAGGCTGGATCATTGATTGGATCTCTATTCTTACCAGATCCTACAATTCCATCTGCTCCTTCATTTAGCACTGGTACTAAAACATTTACTCTATCGTCATCTCCTGTAAACTCAACCATCTCTGGATTTACAGATAGTTCTGGTGAGGCAACCTTTACATCATCTGGTACACTCCAAACTGTAGAATCTTCTACTCTCAGAATGAGAAATGCAGATGTTCAGAGAATACCTCAATCTGCTGATAGAACTCTTACTGATGAAAGTAGTAGATTAGTTATCCAAAATACTTTTGCAGAGAGATCTACAACTCAGACTAGATGGGTTGACCCTCTTGCACAATCATTTGAAGTTCCTGATATTGGCGGTGTATATCTTACTAAGTGTGATGTTTACTTCCAAGCTAAAGATACAAACCAATTACCTGTTACCTTACAAGTAAGAACACTTCAAACTGGTTTACCTACACAGGAAATCCTACCATTTGGTGAGTGTATTCTTGATCCTGATGAAGTTGTTCTATCTCAAGATGGATCAGAACCAACAACATTTACTTTCCCATCACCTGTATATTGTGAAGGTGGAGGAGAGTATGCTCTTGTTCTTCTTTCTGCATCTAATGAATACTTTGTTTATATCTCTAGGATGGGTGAAGAAGATATTACAACTGTAAATTCTGCCGATTCGGAAAAAGTTATTGTATCTCAACAACCTTTACTTGGTTCATTGTTCAAATCACAGAACGGTGCTACATGGGATCCTAGTCAGTTAGAAGATTTAAAATTCAATCTATACAGAGCAAACTTTACTTCAAGCACTGGTAGAGTTAATTTCTATAACCCAGACTTAGATGTAGGAAACAGACAGATTGTTTCTCTTGCACCTAATCCTATTGACATGCTTGCCTATAATGCAGTAGTTGGTTTGGGTAAGAGTTTAACTTCCGCCGAACAGGCTGGTTTGACAGAGGGAACCACAATCTATCAACAAAATAATCCAAACTTCAAGGCTAACTTGAATAAAGTTCTTGGTGCAATAGGTATTGGTAGTGATTTAACAATTACAAATGGTGGTAGTGGTTTTTCTGCATCATCCATTGTTTACTCTAATGTGCCACTTATATCTCAGTTTGGTAGAGGAGTTGGTGCAGCTGTTAACTTGACCGTTGATAATAGAGTTGCTGTTGCAGCAACAGTTTCTATTGGAGGAACAGGATATTCTGCTGGTGATGTATTGACAGTAGATGCCTCCAATACAGGCGGATTCGGTAAAGATTTGAGATTAACAATTCCAAATAATGTTGGTGTTATTAGTGCCTTCAACACGTTAGTTCTTGATAATATTCAAGGTAAACCTAAAGTCGATTCATCATCTTCTGTAGTTTACGTTGGTGGTAGTGGAACAAGTGTTGTAAATGGAGCTCCTATTACATACCTACAAAATGTTACTGATGGATTACATTTCCGTGTAAGGCATTCAAATCATGGTATGTACTCACGAGAAGATCAAGTTACATTATCTGGTGTAGAGGGTGATGTTAAACCTGAGAAATTAACATCCACAGTTGATTCTTCAAGCACAGAAGATATGACTGTTACTGCTGTTGGAATCTTTACTTCATTCGAGAATGTTCCAGTCAGTAGTTCCAATCCAGGCTATATTAAGATAAACAATGAAATTATTAAGTACACTGGTGTTACGACTACAACATCTACAATTAATAACATTACTAGATCTATTGATAATACCAAGGCTGGTGATTATGAAGTAAATGACAAGATATTTAAGTATGAGTTGAATGGAGTTTCTCTAAGAAGAATCAACACATCTCATAGTTTCTTACCTACAAACGATACCAAGTATCCTATTGATGTCGATCATTACTGGATTAAAGTTGGAGTTTCAAGTAGAGGTATAGACAGAGCAACTGGAAATGCAAACGGATTCCCAGAACTATTCTTTAGTGAGAATAAATCTGGTGGTAGTTACGATCAACAGTATGTACAAGTTGGTAATGCTTATGGTCCTATGGCGACTCAGAACATTGCTTTCAATATTGTTAGACCTAATGTTGCAACTCTCTTACCAGAAGGAACTGAGATATCTGCCAAGATTAGAACATTTAGTGGTAATAGTCCTGATGGAAACTTGAC